ACCAATACCGGCAACGCGCCACTATTTCAAGCTCAAGGTGATCCATGGACAGGCCTTACCCTCCAGCGTCACTGCTTGAGCTGTCTGAGTTGTCCGACTTCGGCATTCGCCTGACTCCAGCGCCTGAAGTGTGGGAATGGCTCCAGACCGAGATCCTTGTCGACACCGGCAGTATTCACAACGAAGACCATGCCCACCTACTGGATGCAGACATCCAGGTCATGTGGGCGTCGTCGAGCTTCGAGAAGCAGGGTAGGACAGTCCTGGGCCAAGCCGAGCAGGTAGCGTTCCGCGCCGGCGGCTGGCAGAAGGCGCGCATGGAGCAACAGATGCGTGATTGGTTCGGCGACGTGCCTGCCTTTATCATCACTCTGGCTGCCGACTACTGTGCCCAGTGCAGCGACCTTGAGTTCTGCGCACTGATCGAGCACGAGCTGTATCACCTGGCTCACGCGACCGACAAGTTCGGTCAACCAGCATTCACCCAAGACGGCGCACCGAAGATCAAGCTGCAGGGCCACGACGTCGAAGAGTTCGTCGGTGTCGTCCGCCGCTATGGTGCAAGCCCTGACGTTCAAGCGTTGGTGGATGCTGCAAACAGTCCTGCTGAGGTGGGGAAATTGAACATTGCGAGGGCCTGCGGAACCTGTCTGCTCAAGTCGGCCTGACTTTGACAGTACTTTGACGGATGCCCATCTATGGCCGCACTCAGAGACGAGGTGAAAGCCTTTGTAGTACAGGCTCTAGCCTGCTTTGACACGCCATCCCAGGTGGTGACGGCTGTCAAAGTGGAATATGGCCTCGACGTAACCCGCCAGCAGTGTGAGGCATACGACCCAACCAAGTACGTCGGACGGAACCTTCACTTGAAGTGGAGAACCCTTTTCGAAGACACCCGGGCTCGGTTTCGCGAACAAACCGCGGAGATCCCTATCGCCAACCGTGCCTATCGACTGCGCGCGCTTGGACGCATGGCCGAGAAGGCCGAGAACATGAAGAACATGGCGCTGACTGCCCAGCTACTGGAGCAGGCAGCCAAAGAGGTGGGCGACGTCTACGTGAATCGCCGCCTTGAACCTGAAAAGCCTTTGGGCTCCCACGCTGACCAGCAGCACGCCGTTGCTGAGTACACCCTGGAGCCTGATGAGAATGTCCCCGCTACCCCGTACCTTTGACCCACCGGTAAAGCTGACGCCCAAGCAGGCGAACATTTACTGCTGGGGCTTCCAGCCTGAGGCCCGTTTCCGCGATGCGGTGTGTGGGCGACGGTTCGGCAAGACGTTCCTGGGCAAGGCCGAGATGCGCCGTGCTGCCCGCTTGGCTGCGGAGTGGGGCGTAAGCGTCGAGGACGAGATCTGGTACGGCGCACCGACCTTCAAGCAGGCCAAGCGCGTGTTCTGGCGGCGACTGAAGCAGGCGATCCCCGAAGTGTGGCGTGCGCACCGCCCGAACGAGACCGAATGCTCGATCACGCTCAAGTCTGGTCATGTCATGCGCGTGGTAGGGCTCGATAACTACGACAACCTGCGGGGCTCCGGCCTGTTCTTCGTCTTGGTGGATGAATGGGCAGACTGCCCGTGGGCGGCGTGGGAAGAAGTTCTTCGTCCGATGCTCTCGACCTGTCAGTACCAGATCCCTGGCGTCGGGATGCGCAAGGGCGGTCATGCGCTGCGCATTGGCACGCCGAAAGGCTTCAACCACTGCTACGACACATACCTCGACGGAAAGCCTGGTGGCGAGCCTGACCACAAGAGCTGGCAGTACACATCCTTGCAGGGCGGCAACGTTCCAGAGGAAGAGCTCGAGGCTGCCAAGCGCAAGATGGACCCCCGGACGTTTCGGCAAGAGTACGAAGCTGGCTTCGAAAACTACGCCGGTGTCGTCTACTACACGTTCAATCGTGACGAATGCCGAACCAGCGAACGAATCAAGCCGGGCGAAGCGCTTCACATCGGGATGGACTTCAACGTCATGAAGATGGCGGCCGTCGTCTATGTAGTGCGTGACGACCTTCCGATGGCCCTGGATGAGTTTCACGGCGTGCGGGACACGCCTGAAATGATCGAGAAGATCCAGGCCCGGTTCCCAGGTCACTCGGTGGCGGTATATCCCGACGCCAGCGGGCAGAACACCAGCAGCAAAAACGCGAGCGAGTCCGACCTTTCGCTACTGAAGAAAGCGAAGTTCACAGTGATCGTCGACTCCACAAACCCGGGCGTGAAAGACCGTGTGAACTCGGTGAACGCTATGTTCCTGAACGCCTACGGCGAGCGTCGCCTGAAGGTGAACATCGATCAATGCCCCCAGCTAACACTGTGTCTTGAGCGACAGACCTACACCGACAAGGGTGAGCCGGACAAAGATCCGAAAAAGGGTCACGACCACATGAACGACGCTGCTGGTTATTTCATTGCCAAGCGTTATCCGATCAAAGCGATCGTCACCTCTATCAAAATGGGATACGCCCGATGAGCAACGACGTCTCCTTCAAGCGGGCGGATTACATCGAAGCGCTGGGCCGCTGGGCTACCGTCCGCGACGTCTGTGCCGGTCAGCACCGGGTTGTCGATCGACTCCCGTACATCAACGCACACGACAAGTCGCCGGAGAACGAAGACCGGAACCGGGCTTACCGCGAGCGGGCAGTGTTCAAGAACGCTACTGGGCACACCCGTAACGGGTTGCTGGGCCTGGCCTTCCACAAGGACCCAACGCTCACGGTGCCGAAAAAACTGGAATACCTGCAGGACAACGCCAACGGTTCTGGCGTCAGCATCTACCAGCACTCCCAGGGCACGCTTGAAAAGGTGCTTGAGGCCGGACGGCATGGGCTGTACGTCGACTATCACCAGGACGACGGCATCGGCGGGCACTCGGTGATCCTGTCCTACTGTGCTGAAGACATCATCAACTGGCGCACCGGGATGGTGAACGGACACAGCGTGTTGACGCTGGTGGTGTTGCGTGAATCGCCTGAGATTCCCGACGGCTTCGGTTTCAAGACGGCCGAGCAGTACCGGGAACTGGCGCTGGAGGACGACGGTTTCGTTTGCCGGGTCTGGCGCAGGTCCGGGCCGAAAGGTGGCGGGCCGCTGGCGGTCACCGAAGAGTTCAGGCCTGAAGGTGTCACCGGGCGCTTCAAAGAGATCCCGTTTACCTTCGTCGGCGCGCAGAACAACGACCCGAGCATCGACGAATCACCGCTGTACGACATCGCCATGATCAACCTGGGCCATTACCGGAACAGCGCCGACTATGAGGACAGCGTTTTCTGGTGTGGACAGGCCCAGCCTTGGATCAGCGGCTTGGATGAGCAGTGGCGCGACTGGATGGAGAAGAACGGCGTCTATGTCGGCTCCAGGGCGCCAATGATGCTGCCGGCCGGTGGCCAGTTCGGCTACGCGCAGCCATTGCCCAACACACTGGTCAAAGAGGCCATGGCCGACAAAAACCAGATGATGATTGAACTGGGCGCGCGGATGGTGGTGGCGTCACTTGCCACCAAGACTGCTACGGAGTCCCGTGGCGATCAGTCGGCTTCCACTTCGGTGCTGGCCGGCTGCGTGGCAAACGTCAGCGAGGCTTACACCCGAGCAATCATGTGGTGCTGTGCCTACATGGGCATCGCTGATAAGAAGGTTGCCTACCAGGTGAATCAGGAGTTCGTCGAGTTGACGGCTGATCCGCAGATGATCACCGCCCTGGTCGGCTTGTGGCAGAACGGCGGATTCGCGAAGGCTGACCTTCGGGCCTACCTGCGGAAGCTGGGCCTGATCGCGCCAGAGCGCACTGACCTGCAGATCGACGGCGAATTGCAGGAGCAGGGCGACGGCCTGGGCCTGGACAACGAGGACGCACCAAATGGCGGCAAACCAAGCAATCCATGACGCCACCATCCGGCACGCGGTCTTCCTCGAAAAGCTGAAGGCGGGGGAGGTGGGCAAGTTCGCCCCCTTCCTCAAGGAGATCGATCGCTCGATCCGCGACCGGCTGACCCAGTCGGACCTGACCGAGTACAACGTCAAACGCCTTGAGGCGCTGCTGAAAGAGGTGGATAGCCTGCTGCTGGGCATATTCGACCGCTACAGCGCGCTACTGAACCTCGACTTGGTGGATATCGCCAACTATGAGGCAGAGTTCGAAGCGACCAGCCTTGCCCGGTCGGCGCCGGTTGGGGTTTCGCTGGATGTGGTCGCCCCGACGGCCGCGGCAATCCGAACCGCAGTGCTGACGAATCCACTCAGCGTGCGCAGCACCGGCGGCGGGAAGTTGCTGAAGGCCTTCATCAAGGGTTGGACCGGCGCCGAGCGAGAGCGCGTCACCGGCACGATTCGGCAGGGTTTCTTCGAGGGGCAGACGAACTTCCAGATCATCCGCAACATTCGCGGCACTAAGGCGGCAGGCTACAAAGACGGCATCCTGGCGACCACCAACCGCAATGCCAGCACGGTCGTACATACCGCGATTCAGCATGTGTCGTCTCAGGCGCGCATGGAGGTGGCCAAGGCCAACACTGACATCGTGGAAGAAATCCAGATGGTGGCCACGCTGGACAGCAAGACCAGCCAGCAATGCCGCTCGATGGACAAGCGCAAGTTTCCAGTGGATTCAGGCCCAAGGCCGCCATTCCACCCGAACTGCCGCACCACGTTTATCTTGCTGACAAAGCTCAGCGCGATGTTCGCCAAGGGCGCTACCCGGGCTTCGGTGGGCGCCAATGGCGGGCAGCAGGTCAGTGCCGACCTCGACTATTACCACTGGCTTCAGCTTCAGCCTGCAGCGTTTCAGGACGTGGCCATCGGCCCGGTCCGGGCCAAGCTGTTCCGGGAGGGTGGATTGACCGTGGAGCGCTTCGCGGAGCTGCAGCTTGATCGCAACTTCTCGCCGCTGACGCTGGTGCAGATGAAAGGGCTTGAACCGCTGGCATTCGAGCGCGCCGGAATTTAACCGAACACATTCAATCAGCCGCCTCCGGGCGGTTTTTTATTGCCTGCAAAGCGGGCGAAACATACCCAAGGGGTGCATCAACGTGGCAGAAGAAAACGAAATCGACCTGGAAAACCCGGCAATCAAGGCCGCTATCGCGACTGCCGTTGAAGCATCCGTCTCGGGTTTGAAAACCAAGAACTCGGAGCTGCTGGGTAAGCTGAAGGAAACCTCCGGCAAGTTGACCCAGTTCGAAACCCAGTTTGAAGGCATCGACATCGATGCCGTCAAAGGTCTGCTCAGTCGGGCGGGCCAAGATGAAGAAACCAAGCTGCTGACCGAGGGCAAGGTGGACGAGGTCTTCAACCGTCGCACCGAGCGCCTGCGGGGTGACTACGACAAGCAGTTGAAGACCATCAGCGAGCGTGCCGAAAAGGCTGAGTCCTTCGCTGCCAAGTTCCAGGGCAAAGTCCTGGGCGACTCGGTGCGCGGCGCGGCACTGAAAGCCGGCGCACTGCCGGAAGCAACCGACGACATCATCCTGCGCGCCAAAGGCGTGTTCACCCTTAACGAAGATGGCGATGCAGTCGCCGTTGATGAATCCGGCCAGGTCATCCTCGGTAAAGACGGCAAGACCCCTTTGACTCCGCTCGAATGGGCTGAGTCTCTGCGCGAAAGCGCACCTCATCTGTGGCCAAGGGCTTCAGGGACATTTGCCCCGGGCGGGGGTGGCGGCAAGGCTGCATTCAAGCGCTCCGAAATGACCTCCGAGCAGAAGCGCGACTTCCAGCGCAAGCACGGCCAAACCGCATATCTCGCATTGCCCAAGTAAGGGGATTGACCCATGGCTACAACCGTAAACAGCGACCTGATCATCTACAACGATGAGGCGCAAACCGCATACCTGGAGCGCGTACAGGACAACCTGGATGTGTTCAACGCATCGTCCAACGGCGCGATGGTGCTGGACAACGAACTGATCGAAGGCGACTTCCGCAAGCGCGCCCTCTACAAGCTGAACGGGTCGTTGGAACACCGCGACGTCAACTCTGACGGCAAGGTAACTGCCAAGAAGATCAGCGCCGGCGAAGCTGTTGGCGTCAAGGCACCCTGGAAGTACGGCCCGTACCAAACCACCGAAGAGGCGTTCAAGCGCCGCGGTCGTCCGGTCGAGGAGTTCTCCCAGATCGTCGGCGCCGACGTTGCTGACGCGACCCTGGAGGGCTTTATCCAGTACGCAACTGCCGGCCTGCGCGCCGCTATCGGCTCCAACGCGGACATGGTGGTCTCCGCCAACATCGAAACCGATGGCAAGAAGACCCTTACTCGCGGCATGCGCAAGTTCGGCGACAAGTTCGGCCGCATCGCACTGTGGGTCATGCACTCCAGCGCCTATTTTGACATCGTCGACGAAGCGATCACCAACAAGATCTACGAAGAAGCTGGCGTCGTGATCTACGGCGGCCTGCCTGGCACCCTGGGCAAACCGGTACTGGTGACCGACACCGCGCCGGCGGACGTGATCTTCGGCTTGCTGCCAAACGCCGTGACCATTACCGAGTCTCAGGCCCCAGGCTTCCGCTCCTACGAAGTGAACGACGAAGAGAACCTGAGCATCGGCTACCGCGCTGAAGGCACCGTGAACATTGATGTGCTGGGTTACAGCTGGAAAGCCACCACCGGCGGCTCTAACCCAACCCTGGCCGCAGTCGGTTCTGCTGCCAACTGGATCAAGCATGCGGGCAGTAACAAGGTCACCGCTGGAGTGATGATCACGCTCACTGCAACGCCTCCGGTCACTGGCGGCTAAGCCCCAAACTCAACGCGCGGTCAGCGATGGCCGCCTTGGAGAAACACATGGAACTGACTTACAGCAACCAACTGAACGGCTTCGACCCGGAGAAGCGTTACCGCAATCCGGAACACTTCGATAAGCCGGAAGCTGGTGTCACCAGTGTGCTGGTGATTGGTGATTGGCCCCGCGTAGTCGACGCTTATGAAGCGGCCGGCATCGACGTGTCGGTGAAGGAGGCGAAGCGGGTGCAGATTGCTGGCGCGGCCAACCAGGCCGAACTGGAAAAAGTCATCGCGGCTTTGCGTGCTGAATATGGATCGATCCAGAACCTTGTTGATGGCCTGGATGCTGGTGAGATTCACCGCCCCGAGTCAGGCGAACTGGCGTTGCGCTTGTTTGAAGTGCTGGGCACCATTCATGGCTCGGTTGGCGAACTGACCACTGAGCGTGACGGCCTGCTCCTGACGATCGACGAATTGCGCGGCGAGATCGAAGCGCTGAAGAAGACCGCCGTCACGCCGCCGGCTGATGAGGCTGGAGAAATCGCTGCGCTGAAAGCAAAGCTCGATGAGGCCAAGGTCCAGTACCGGACCAATGCCTCGAAAGACTCCTTGGAAAAGCTCGCCGCTGATCTGCCCAAGGCGTGATACTGCTGGCTGCCGGTGACCCGGTGGCCAATCTTCAAACCATTCCAGCGAGTTGACGCATGACACTCATCATCGAGGACGGTACCGGCAAGCCTGACGCCGAAAGCTATGCGAGCGCGGAGGATCTGGCCCTGTATGCCGTGAAATTCGGCACGGTCATCCCTGCGGGTATCCCTGAACAGGAAGCGCTGCTGCGCCGGGCCGCCTTGGCGATGGATGGCATGACGTGGAAGGGGCGCAAGATGAGCAGCGAGCAGGCGTTGTCCTGGCCGCGCCGGGAAGTGCTGCTGGATCATGAGATCAAGCCGAACAACTACCTGCCGGCTCGCATCCAGTACGGCCAGATGGCCCTGGCCGCCGAGATTCATCAGGACGATATCGACCCGGTGGAGAAGCGCAAAGGCGCGGTAACGCTGGAGCGTGTCGAAGGTGCGGTGACTCGCGAGTACGCGACTATTCCGAACACCAGCGGCCGACTGCTGCCAGCGGCGCCTGATCGACCCAGTGCTACGCAGTTTTCCGACTATTTACAGCGGCGCGGACTATTTGCCGTCAGGGCCTAGAATGGGCACCTGGAAACGATCTTCAATATTCTGGCCTGGTGATGGATGGAGATAGTTGATTTGCTCGTAGATCTAATTTCACTAGCTTTGATTTTAACAGGCATCACAGAGTGGTTTTTTCTGTGGCTGATTCTGTTTTTTAGCGTATCAGTGCGAAACCAAAGTTTGTATCGAAGCAGGCGACGAATGATTGCGTTATGCAGTCTGCCTTTGATTGCACTGTTTCAGGCGGTTATGTCGTACAAGTTTTACGACGATAGCCACAGCAACTGGCTGATTGTTTTGTCTGCGGCGGCAATTCCCGCATTTGCTCTTCTATATTTGCGTGCTTTCTTTTTAAAGAAATCAGACTTTATCCACTAGAAACTTCTGGAGAAATCATGGCCACCTTCTACGATGAAATGGCCGTGATGGCTCTGGAGATGATCACAGAGTTCGGCCAGCCCGTGACCATCAGCAAGACGGAGCCGGGCGAGTACGACCCGGAGACGGGCGGCGAAGCGCCTGGCGCCACCGTCGAGCAGGCCGCCCAAGGCATCCTGCTCGACTTCACCGGTCAAGAATTCCAGAACAGCAGCCTCATCAAGCAGGGCGACAAGAAGCTCAAGATCGCCGCGCAGGGATTGGTTTGGGTACCGGGCCTACTCGACAAAGTTGTGGCCCAGGGCCGCACCTGGTCAATCGTCCCTCCGCTGAAAGAGGTCAACCCCGCCGGCACGCCGATCCTGTATGAGCTGCAGGTGCGGTCATGAGCCGGGCAGGCGCCGGTCAATCTGGCGGTTTCGCCCTGAGCCTGGCCGAGTTCGCCGCCCAAACCAGCGAAGCCATCGACACCAGTGTGCGCGAGATCATCATCGAGGTCGGCAGCAGCCTGATCCGCATGTCTCCCGTGGGTAATCCGGAGATATGGGCGCAGAACGCTGTGGCGACCCAGTACAACAAGGCCGTCGACGATCACAACAGCGCACTGCGCAGTGATCCGGCCAACCTCACGAAGGGTGGCAGACTCAAGAAGGGCCGCAAGCTCAACGACGGCATGGACATTAAAGCGCCCGAAGGCTACGTCGGCGGCCGGTTCCGGGCGAACTGGCACATATCGCTTGGCGTGGTAGAGAGCGTCACCTTTGATGAGGTTGACCCGAGCGGCGCCGAAACCACCGCTGCAATGGTTGCCGCGATGAATGATTTCACCGCTGGCCAAATGGCCTACATCATCAACAACTTGCCCTACGCGATCCCGCTGGAGTTCGGCCACTCAACCCAGGCCCCCGGCGGCATGGTTCGGGTAACTGTGGCTCGCTTTCAGCAGATCGTGCTGGAGGCCATCAGGAACAACCAAGTATGAGTCACGCACGCGCCCGTCAGTCCATCGAAACGAAGCTGGCCGCATGGGCGGCTGCGCGCCCGATAAGGGTGGCCTACCCAAATCAACCGTTCACTCCGGGTTCTTCTGAAACCTACCTCCGAGCCTTTCAACTTCCAGCCAGCACCACCTGCCGCTATCTCGGCGGGGAGGCCTACGAGTACGCCGGTGTTTATCAGGTCAGCATCGTTTGTCCGTCCGGCCAGGCTTTGGCCACCGCCGAGACGCTTATTGACGAATTGACCCGGCTGTTCCGCGTCGACACACCTCTGACCCGTAACGGTTTCGATGGCCTGATCACTGAGCCAGTAGATCAGGGACCAACTATCACAGAGTCGGCGACCTACACGGTCCCGGCCAGCTTCACCTATCTGGGTGTCGCAGACCAACCGCCCGCTGGGGCATAACCTACCGCCGTCAGGCGGGCACTCAAGAGGAAATACACCATGGCCGCACGCTTCCCGCTGCCGAACGGCGCTGTGCTGGAGATTGCCAGCGTTATGGGCTCCGCAGTCGCTTTCACCGCATTGACCAATGCGAAATCGCCAGTCGCTGCGTCTGTAGGGCACAGCATTGAAAACGGCGACGTCCTGCTGATCAATTCTGGTTGGGCGCTGATCAACGACCGCGCAGTAAAGGCTTCCGGCATTACTGCTGATGCTTTCGCTCTGGCCGGTCTCAACACCACCAATACCGACAAGTACACCGTGGGCGCAGGCGCTGGCTCTGTGATCCCGGTGTCCGGCTGGACGCAGATCTCGAAGGTCACGTCTTTCACATCTTCTGGCGGCGAGCAGCAGTACCAAACCGTCGGCTACCTGGAAGATGACGACGACAAACAGTTCCCGACAAACCGCAATCCGACCACGATCACCATCGTGGTGGAGGACCAGCCAACAGCTCAGTACGTCGAAACCGTCGAAGGATACGACGACACCAAGGAACTGGCGGTGGTCCGCATGAAGTTGCGTAACGGTGACCAGATTCTCTACCCGGGCTATGTGAGCATTACCCCTGACCCAACCATGGAGCGCAACAACGTCAT